AATTATTCAGTTTATCTCAAAGAACAAATTATGAAAAAGTTTTTTCAAATAAGTTTCATGATGAATTCGATAAGTTATTGGAATGTTAAAAGGCAGCCGTGAGGTTGTCTTTTTTATTTTAAGTTAGAAAGGAGCTGATTGTGTGAGGCTAACAGATAAACAACGGAAATTCTGTGATGAATACCTTATAGACCTTAATGCCACACAAGCGGCTATTAGGGCGGGGTACACAGAAAAGTATGCAAATACAAATGCATCAAAATTACTACAAAATACTACAATTTCACAGTACATAGGAGAGAGACAAAAAGAACTATCGCACAAGACAGAGATTACTCAAGAGCGAGTAATCAGGGAACTTGCGCTGATAGCTTTTTCTAATGCTACGGATTATGCGCGTGTTGTAGAAAAGAAAATGAAAATAGAGGTTAATGGCGTACTTGTAGATGCACTTGATGAAGATGGCAATCCTATTATGTATAGAACAGTAGAGCCAGTGCTGACAGAAGAGCTCACAGATGACCAGAAAAGAGTGTTAGCTGTTATTAAAAAAGGACGGGATGGATTAGAGGTTAGACCTTGTAGTAAGGAAAAAGCCTTAGAGCTTCTTGGTAGGCATCTTGGTATGTTCAAAGATAAGGTTGAACTTGATACCGATATGGAACTGAATATTACAGTTGATTATGGAGATGGGGATAATGAAGAATGTTAATATATTAGGAACTGAATATAGCATTGAGATAGATGATACTCTTGAGAAGACAGAGCTTGATGGTTTGTGTAAGGAATATGATAAGCGAATAAGTATTAGAAATGCTGGCTCAATGTTGGATGATGATGATTCTACAGGTGTAAAGAAAATAAGATTTGATGAAGTATTAAGGCATGAGATAATTCATGCTTTTTTTTATGAAGCAGGCCTTGAAGATTATAGCGATAATGAACAGCTTGTTGATTGGATTGCAAAGCAATTTCCAAAGCTTGAAAAGGCATTTAAAGAAGCGGATTGCTTATGAATATAAATATTCCAATGAATCCATGCTTCAAGGAAGTTGATAGAAGCCATAAACGATACATAGTTATGAAAGGTAGCGCAGGTTCAGGGAAGAGCGTTGACACAGCGCAGAATTATATATTAAGGCTGATGCAGGATAAGGGGCGCAACCTTGTATGTATTCGTAAGTCGGACATAACCAATAGAGATAGTACTTATGCAGAGCTTACAGGTGCGATTTACCGCATATTTAGTGATAAAGCTAACAGATATTGGAGCATTAAACAAAGCCCTTTACAGCTTACATGTCTTGCTAATGGTAATCAGATAATTTTTAGAGGTGTAAATGATGAAAAGCAACGCGAAAAACTGAAGTCAATTACATTTCAAAAAGGCAAACTGACAGATGTGTGGATTGAAGAAGCAACGGAAATCACACAAGCTGACTTTGAAATAATAGATGATAGATTGAGAGGTGAGCTTCCACCAGGGCAATTCTATCAGATAAGAATGACCTTCAATCCTGTGAATAAGAATCACTGGATAAAGAAGGTCTTTTTTGATATTCCTGATAGTAATGTACTTACACATCACAGTACATATCTTGGAAACAGGTTTATTGACAATGCCTACAGGCAGCGTATGGAAAGAAGAAAACTTGTTGATCCAGAAGGATATCAGATATATGGTCTTGGAGAATGGGGAGAGATTGGCGGTCTTATTCTTCAAAATTGGGAAGTTGCAGATATATCACAGAATCTGAATGATTATGATGATATTGCAATCGGACAGGATTTTGGTTTTAATCATGCAAATGCAATTCTTCTTCTTGGCATTAAGGATGATAACATATACATTCTGAAAGAAGTGTATGTATTTGAAAAAGAAACAGCCGAGATTATACCATTAGCACAGGAAGCAGGAATTCCGACAAACAAGGATATGTGGTGTGATTCTGCAGAGCCTGACAGAGTTAAAACATGGAAAAATGCAGGATATAGAGCAAAGGGTGTTGATAAAGGTGGTGCCAATGGCTCTGTTAAGGCACAGATAGACTGGTTAAAGGGTGTTGTTCGTAAGGATAAGGTTATCAAGCGAATAATAAGAGTACATCCTTCCTGCGTTAATACCATAAAAGAGCTGCAGCAATGGAAATGGAAGAAAGACGAAAAGACAGGTGAATATCTGGATGAGCCAGTTGCTTTTCAGGATGATGCTATGGCTGCACTAAGATATGGTATTGAAAAATGGCGCAAGAGAAAAAGAATATTGGTTTAAGCTGATGAAAGGGGAATATAAATGTTAACAATTGATGAGATACGACAATTTATACAGGATGATGCCGCTTCTGATAGAAAGATGTTTGCAAGAAAAGGACAGGCTTACTATGAAGCAGACCATGATATTAAGCAGTACAGGCTATTCTATTACAATTCTGACGGAGAGCTTGTTGAAGATACAACAAGAAGCAATATCAAGATAAGCCATCCATTCTTTACAGAGCTTGTAGACCAATGTACTCAGTATATTCTTTCGGGTGATGAAGGGTTTATTAAATCAGATATTCCAGAGCTGCAGAAAGAATTAGATTCCTACTTCAACGAGAACGAAGATTTTACAGCAGAATTATCAGAAGTGCTGACAGGGTGTCAGACGAAGGGGTTTGATTACATGTACGCATACAAGAACGTAGAAGACAGGTTGTCGTTTATGTGTGCGGATAGCATTAGTGTCGTTGAAGTAAGAGAAAAAGATACAGATGATGGATGTGCTTATGTGATTTACTGGTATGTTGACCGTATCGAAAAATCGTATAAGAAGATAAAAAGAATTCAGGTATGGGATAAAGAAAATACATATTTCTATGTTCAGGATGGAGAAGGAAAAATTGATATAGATAAATCAGAGCCAATCAATCCTAAACCACATACATTATACAAGAAAGGGAATGATGATAAGACCTATTATGACGGTTTTGGATTCATTCCTTTTTTCAGGCTTGATAATAACAAGAAACAGTTCAGCTGCCTTAAGACTATTAAGGACCTGATAGATGATTATGATTTACATAGCTGTTCATTGTCAAACAACCTGGTTGACTTTGACACACCGATTCATGTTGTTAAGGGTTTTGAAGGTGATAATCTTGATGAATTACAGCAGAACATTAAAACCAAGAAAATGATAGGAATGGAAAGCACAGATACAGGCGCAGGGGTTGAGATAAAGACTGTAGATATTCCGTATGAAGCAAGAAAGATAAAGCTTGAGCTTGATGAAAAGAATATATACAGATTTGGATTTGGTCTTAATACGGCAGGCCTTAAGGATACAAGCGCAACAACTAATATTGCAATTAAAGCTGCATATTCTCTGCTGGATCTAAAAGCAAACAAGCTGATAGTAAGGCTTAAGCAGTTTTTAAGAAAGCTGATAAAGCCTGTACTTGCTGAAATCAATGATATTAATAAGACTGATTATCAGATGAAGGATGTGTATTTCAGCTTTGAGCCTGAAGTTATGTCAAATGCACAGGAAAATGCACAGATAGCATTAACAGAAGCACAGACAAGGCAGACAGAAATCAATGTGATAATGACTCTTGCACAGATATTGGATGATGAAACAGTACTCCAGTTGATTTGTGAGCAGTTGGATATTTCTTATGAAGATATAAAGGATAAGCTTCCTAAGAATGAGGAACAGGAAACAATGACAGCACAGAAAGTATTAAGTGGGGTTGTAGTAGATGAACGGCAGACAGAAGGAAATCTTACAAGCACAACTTAATAATGAGAAGCAGGTACTTAAAGAGCTTCAGCAGGTGTTTAAGCAGGCAATAAAGGATTGCAGTGTAAATATATCCAAATTATCCACTAGAACGGATATGGAGAATATACAGGCTATTATATACCAGCAGCAGTATCAGAACGCAATTAGGGCGCAACTTGAAACAGCACTTGCGCAGCTTCAATCAGGAGAATATGCAACTATTTCCGATTACCTTACAAGGTGTTATCAGAACGGCTATGTTGGTGCTATATATGATATTGCAGGACAAGGGATTCCTTTAATTGTTCCAATAGACCAGAATGCAGTTTTAAAGGCATTGCAGATAGACAGTAAGCTTTCTAAGAGCCTTTATGACAGATTAGGTGAAGATGTAAAGAAGCTTAAGACAAGTATAAGGGCAGAAGTGTCAAGAGGTGTATCAAACGGCTCATCTTGGAATGAGATAGGCGAGAAGATAAGCTTGGGAATGAACAGCACTATTGACATGTTTGGATTCAATAAGGCAAAGAATAATTCTATCAGGATTGCAAGGACAGAAGGGCATAGGATTCAGAACCAATCCGCAATGGATGCACAGGAAGCTGCCAAGAAAAAGGGAGCTGATGTGTTGAAGCAGTGGTGTGCAGCCTTAGACGGTAACACAAGACCCGCACATGCACAGGCAGACGGGCAAATCAAGGAGCTTGCTGAATATTTCATTGTTGGCGGTGAAAAGATGAAAGCACCTGGTATTGGTGGTTCTGCTGCCAATGTATGTAATTGCCGTTGTGCTTTGTTACAGAGGGCAAGATGGGCTTTAGATGATAAGGAACTTGACATCCTAAAGGAAAGGGCTGAATACTTTGGCTTGGATAAATCAAAGGATTTTGAGGAATATAAGGCTAAGTATTTGGGAATATCAGAAGAGAATGTTGATTCAAGGCATTTCAAAGAATTAACAGTGGAAGAATTCAAAAAAATGAAGCATAGCATAAGCAAAGAAGAAAGAAGCATTGTTTATGGAAGAAGTCATTTAAGTGGATATATTAATTCAAGTAATGCAAGAAAAATGAATGCAATGTTAAGAAATGGTGAGATACTTCCTGATAATTATCAAGAAATTGCGGATACTTTGCAAGGAATAATTAATACACATACCTTAAATGATGATATAATGGTGACGAGATTTGTTAAAGATGATGCACTTGAAGCAATTACAGGTGTTAAAGTTCCTTCATGTGGTTTAAAGATGGATAAGGAACAATATTGGAATTCAATTGCTGATATACCAAACAATATAAAAGATGGGCACATGTATATTGAAAAAGGGTTTTTAAGTACAAGCGGTGTTGTAACTGAAAACGTAATGCAGGAAAAAGGTATAAGGTTAGATATTAAAGTACCTAAAGGAACAAATTGTTATGTAACTACAAATAATAAAGAGAGTGAAATTATTTTTGGTAGAAATACAAAGTTAAAAATAGTTGGTTCAAAAATTGAAAATAATAGAACATCAAATAGAAAAATTATTCTTGAATGTATTATTGAAGAGTAGGAGGTATTATGGATAAAGAACGAAAAAAGAAAATAGATGATTTATGGATGAATACCGATTATGGGAAATATGTTTTATTAGCTTCATCAGAGAAATATGATGAAGCTAATAAGATATTAGAAAAAATAACGAATGAGTGGCCATTTTCTTATGATGAAGTCGAAAAGGAAATATCAAGGAAGATAGCAGATGAGTTAAAAAATGAAGCGGAATTTGATGATTATATGCGTTTGTTGGATGATGAAAACTATGATTTGGTTGAATTTATGATATCACATGATACATTGGGATATGTATATGATTTTTTAAAAGGCAAATAATGAGTATTCGCATCAATGTGCTTTTTAGTGCAATTAAATATTAGAGTATTAAGACCATGTTTTTATCATGGTCTTTTTTAATGCTAAGAAAGAAGGTGTGTTCAAATGAAAGAAAAAGAAATAATCTTGAAGCAGATTGAGATATTGCAGACAAGACAGGAGACAGAAGGATTGAATGTTGATGAATTAATCAGATTATCAGCACAAATTACAACCTTATTAAGTTTACTTGATAAGTACAATATAGCTGTTGATAAAACGGAAACAGATGCTAATGAGAATTAATATAAAAATATTAAAGATAGGTGGTGAAACAAATGGAATGGTCAGGTGATTATGGTACAAGCAATCAGTATATTGCATATCAGATTGGAATAGAGGAAACAGACTATAGTGTTTCTGATAATACATCTACATTTAGAACTCAGATATTCATTTATAGAATCAATACAGGTTACACCACTTACGGCTCAGGAACAGTCTATTACAGATTAAAAACATCCGTAGGGGATGTTAGTGATTGGTATACCTATAACTTAACAACAGACGATAAAATCACAAGTGATGGAATATACGTTGCAGAAGATACATGGGGTCCAAGAATCCATAATGCAGAAGGAGATTTGGATGTAACACTTGAATGCTATATTGAACATGATACTTTTAGTTCAGATTCAAATGAATTCACAATATCAACAACACATATTCCAAGAGCTTCCCAGCCATCATTGGATACATCAAATGTTGATTTTGGAGATGATATCACAATATACACAAATAGAGCGTCAGATAACTTTACACATCATTTGTATTATTCGTTTAATGGTGGAGATGAGGTTGGAATAACAGAGGGATTTGCTGATAGTTATACATGGACTGTACCAACTGATTTAATGAATAAGATTCCAAACAACACAAGTGCAAGCATTACATTTTATTTGTATACATTTGGTGACAGCCTTATTGGTTGCAAAACAATAACATTTACTGCCACAGTTTCGTCAAGTGTTGCACCAGAGATATCTGCTATAGAATGCAGAGACCCATATGAATATGAAACTGCATATGGTGCTTATGTACAGAATAAATCTAAGGTTAAAGTTACAGTTACAGCGGCAGGTTGTTATTCCAGTACAATAAAAAGTTATAAGATAACTGCCAATGGTGAGAATTATGCTTTTAATGGGGCAACCACAGATGTTCTTACTAAAGCAGGCACAAATACAATTAATGTAACTGTTACTGACAGCAGAGGCAGGACGATAACAAAGACGGTAAATATCAATGTTATTGCCTATTCAACACCCGTTATTGAGGTACTAACAGCTTATAGGTGTACATCCAATGGCACAGCCAATGAAGAAGGGGCATATATAAAGGTTATATTCAATGCTTTAATAACAGCCTTGAACAATAAGAATAGCAAGACATTCACCTTACAATACAAAATACAGAATGCAGCAGGTTATACCACACATACAACCTATACGAGGACCTATACATGGAATTCTAATGTGATTATAGCTGCTGATGTTGATAATGCATATGATATTCAGCTTGTAGCCGTTGATGATTTTGGTACAACCACCAAAGTTATTCAGGTATCAACTGCATTTACACTGATAGATTTTAGAGACACGGGAAGGGGAGTTGCTTTCGGAAAGGTATCAGAAAAGGATGAATTTGAATGTGTTTTACCTGCTGAATTTAAAAAAATCAGAACATTTGATGGTGTTGATTTAGATAAGGACAAAGCCAGCAAGACAATAATTCCCACAAAAATCTATTCTTTTGATAAAACATCTTCTGCGTCAACAAGAACTATATTTGATAAAACTATAAATGTCAAAGGTATAGGGTTCATCATTCTAAATGCGGTGATTAGATGTGATAGTACTAATGATTATGGCTCAACAGAATTAAATTGCTTGCTTGATAATGAAATGTATTCATCATCATATATGAGAAGGACTGAACCAGACAATATAGAAGATTCTGTTAATGTTACATTTGCATATTACTTTGATACAGAAATGAGCCAATCAATAAGATTTTATGGTGGGTCAACTAAAAATGGAAGTAAAACCTTCAAAATACATGGGATTTATTCAGATAGCTTATCCCTAAGTTAAAAATAAGAGAGGAATAAAATATGACAACAATAAGTGCAATTACGCAAGACCAGAAGTTAATACCAACAGATACACCAACAGTTGCAGCAGGCGACAAGAAAACAGTTCAACTAAGTGTCGATTTTGATTCGGCATGGAATGGACTTACAAAGAGTGCGGTATTCTTTACTTCTACAAATAATAAAACCTATGAAGTTATTATGTTAGGTAATACATGTATTGTACCAATGGAAGTATTGGTTGATAAGTGCCATTTATTCATGGGGGTTAGAGGTATTGACAATTCAGGGGCTGTTAAAACTTCAACACTGATAAAATACAAGATTGAGAGTGGTACACCTGTTGGAAATGCTTCACCTGTTGAACCAACACCTGATGTGTACCAACAGATATTATCTGCATATGGCATTATGCAGACTAAATCAGATACACTTGAAAATTCAGTGAAAAATATAGCTTTTTCTACTTTAGTAAAAAAAGCAAAAGAATTAGAACCGAACACGGATTTGAATACCATAACTGAGACTGGAATATATTATCTTTCTAATACAGCTACATGGATTAATACCCCAAATTCAAGAGTTACAAATAGTTATCTTTTAGTCTTTGCGCTTAACAATAAATGCTGTACACAAATATTGTTACCTGGAAATGATACAGCTATGTATTTTCGCTCAACTTATATTGATAACACACTTTGGACTAATTGGAAATCTAATAATACAGATATAGAAATAAAAAACTGCTTTTGTAAAAATATTGCGAGTGATGGTACTTTTGAGGGATATGGATATAACTACTGTTATTATAACAAATCTACTAAAACAGGGATTTTATACTTTGCTTCCAGAATTGAAACACCAGATTCTACATTAAATAATTTTTCTGGATATTATGATGTCGAATCAGTTTTAGAAAAAATGGGCATTGATTTTAATACAATACTAGAAAGTAATTATATTCCATATGATTCCGCAGGTGTAGTTCGACAAAAGTTGGTTGGCTATGGAACGACATTATTATATAGTTCTGCAAACAAACATTATGCTTTTGCAAGATACTACACAAAAGATGGGAAGAAAGGAGCGTGGGCAACTACTGAATTTAAGAAAGACGATTATATTACAGGTTCGCTGATGTTTAACTAAAAATTAAATATAAAGATTAATTAAGCACTTTTTATGATGTGCTACAAAGGTTAGATAAAGTAAATTTGCCTTTTGTGGTTGATACATTATAGGGTGCTTTTTTATATGCCCAAAAAGCGTTAAGGCGTAAAAACTGTTCGCAAATATTCCCTTGCTATGGAATATAAACTAGCATACTGCTTCACATAGGTAGAGGCAGGAATGAAAGGAACTATATGACATTAGAAAAGCTGTTAGGAGCAGAACTGTACTCACAGGTTCAGGCGAAAATTGAAGAGGTCAATAGTAAAGAATCAGACAAATTGAAACATGTAAGATATGCAGATTTGTCTGAAGGCAACTATGTTGGAAAAGGCAAGTATGACTCTGATATTGAGAAACTTAATGCTCTTATAAGCAACAAAGATTCAGAGATTGCAAATGCAAATAAGCTTATTGATGATTTAAAGAAAGCATCTAAAGGTAACGAGGATATGCAGGATAAGTTTACACAGTATGAGCAGAAAAACGCACAGCTTCAGGCAGAATTACAGGAGACTAAGATTAAGTCGGCAATCAAGGTTGCACTGTTGTCTGAAAAGGCTGTAGATGTTGACTATCTTACATATAAGCTGAATGAAAAGGTGAAGGAGAAAGGTGAATCATTAGAGCTTGATGAAAACGACAATATCAAGGGATGGAGTGATAAGCTTTCTGGCTTAAAGATACAGTTCCCTACAATGTTTGAGTCTGTTTCTGATAGCAATGACGGATATCAGGTATTAAATCCTAATAAGCTTCCGAATGGTGAAACTACAGGAACACTCACGAAGGAAGAATTACTAAAGAAGCCATATGCTGAGAGGGCGAGAATTGCACAGGAAAGTCCTGAAGCATATGCGACAGCAATGAATTCTTAAAAAGAAAGGTTAAAAAGGTAATTATTATGCCAACAACAAAATTAAATAATATTATTAATCCACAGGTTATGGGAGACATGATTGAGGCTAAGATTACAGCACAGGCAAAGATTACACCATATGCAAAGGTTGATGATACCCTTGAAGGTGTGCCAGGTGATACAGTAACAGTTCCATCATGGGATTATATTGGAGATGCAGACGATTTTGATGTTGAAGCATCGGCTGATACAGACAAAGAAATTCCAACTACTAATCTTACTGCATCAAGCACAACATTTACTATTAAGTGTGCTGCAAAGGCGGTGTCAATTCTTCAGACAGCTATCAATTCAGGTAAAGGAAATCCAATCGGACAGGCTGAAACACAGCTTGCAAAGTCAATTGTAGGTAAAGTTGATAATGATGTAATTGCAGCAGCTTATACATCAAAGAAGACTTCAGGTGATGGTACTGCACAGATTTCATATGCAGGAATTGTTGATGCTAATACATCATTCCTTGATGAAGAAGATGGTATTGAAAAGGTAATGTTTATTAATCCTGCACAGGAAGCAACACTTCTGAAGGATCCTAATTTCTTATCGGCTGATAAGTTTACAGCTGGTGTTGCCGTAAACGGTGCAATTGGTAAGATTGCTGGAGCTTGGATTAAGAAATCTAAGAAAGTTAGACTTGTTAAAGCAGCGGTTGATGCATCATCAGGAACAGCAGTAACAGCTGATAATATGGCTGAACTTCAGGCTAAGGTAGATCCTGCTGTTAAATTGGAGATTGGAAACAAGGTAAAGGACCTTGCGGCAGCTAATCAGTATTATGTATGCCCTGTCCTTAAGATGGAACCTGATTCAACAGAAACAGAGTACACAGAAGATGAGCTGGCAGCAATTACAATCTTTTTAAAGAAGAATACACAGGTTGATCATGAGTGGTTTCCTAAGAAGCAGAAGCATGATATTACCGCTACTAAGTATTATGGTGTTGCGCTTACTAATACAGCTAAAGTTGTTCTTGCTAAGTTTAAGAAATAAGGGGGTGTTCCCTTATGTTAATGACTATTGAAGAACTAAGGCAGTTTATTACAACAGATAAGACAGATTTGGTGCTTGATGCGCAGCTTCAGGCACTGGAACTGTTGATTAGAAAATATACCAATAATAACTTCCAGGATAGAAACAGACGATTCAGGTGTAATGTATCGTCCACAAGCGGTTTACAGTATGCATCAACCTTATTCAAGGTTGGTGACACTGTACAGATTTCAGAATCTGCCTTTAATGGTGGCTTATATACAATTACAGGCATTGATTTAGAAAACGGCTGTATGGGTCTAAACGGAGCTTTAACGGATGAATCCCATGTGCTTGTTACTAAGATATTCTATCCAAAGGATGTTAAGATGGGTGTTGTGGATATTATCAGATGGAAGCTTAAGAATGAGGACATAAACAGTGGCGACACATCAAAAATGAATATACAATCAGAAACATTAAGCAGACATTCTGTCACATATGCGCAGGATACTTCGGAAACTGATATTGATGGTTCATTTGGTGTTCCGAAGAAGTATGTTTCATTTTTAAATGCTTACAAGAAAGCAAGATTCTAAGGGGGGTGCTTGTATGAATAGGATAGGCGGCAATACAACAGCTATAATTCAGATTAATACAGGCACAACTAAAGATGCCACAGGTTCAAGAGTCAAGACTTGGGAGACAGTTGACACTCTTACAGGATTCATTGACCTTCAGGCAGGTGATTCACGATATACAAGCTATAATGCTAAGATTCAGGAATCAACGCACATCTTTGTAGCAGATTATAAGGAACTTGACGGCAGAATAAAGGCTGAAAACAGCAGGATTCTTATAGATGGCGCTACATATGATGTAAAGGTTATAGACGACCCTATGAATTTACATAAGCAGCTTGAAATATATCTTGCTTACACAGGAGGACAGTGATATGGCAGATGTTGAATTCATTGATAATACAATGAAGGTAAATAGAGCAATTGAAGATGCGGTTGGTGCTTTTTTACTTGAAGCATCAGGTGAAATTGCATCAGAAGCAGCTAGAAATACATCTGTTGATACAGGACAGCTAAAGGGTTCATGGAAAGCCAATGTAGATGAATCTAAAGGTGAAGCAACAATTGGAAGTGGTCTTGAAAATGCCATATGGAATGAACTTGGAACTGGTGAATGGGCGGCTAATAAGGATGGAAGAAAGAATCCTTGGTATATTCCAGTGGACGGCTACAATGGAAAAAAGAAGTCTACATTTAACGGTAAGGTTGTTATTGTATATGGAAAACATGGAAAGGCTTTCTATAAGACTAATGGTAAAAGACCACAGCACACATTGCAGAAAGCTTTTAATGACAGTAAATCTGCTATCATTAGAAGAGCAGAAGATATATTTAAAGCCAAGATTGGTGAATGAGGTATGATATGACAATTAAAGCATTAGGCATAATTGATAGGCTGCTTACGGATGCAGGTATTAATTATGAGTATTATGAATGGACTTCTGACCTTGCTTATCCTTATTGGGTTGGTGAGTATCAGGAGGTAGAGCCGCTTAATGAAGATGGCATGTCTGAAAGCGCGTTCATTATGTCAGGCTTTACAAGGGGTACTGCTTTGGAATTAGAGCAGGACAAAGAAAAAATAAAAAAATTGTTTGATGAGACATCAGGAAAATTGGTCACTATTGACAGCGGTTCAGTGGTGGCTATTTTTTATACAAATGCTCTTCCTGTTAGGAATGAGAATATGGATCTTAAAAGCATGACAGTTAATTTAAAAGTTAAAGAATGGAAGGGAGCAAAACTATGAGAAAATCAGGTATTAACAGCAACACACCTAATGATTTCTTACTTGGAGCAGGTGTTGTATTTAAGAATTTTAAGTATGTGTATTCAAAGGTTGAAGTAACAGGCGGTTCATCAACACAGCCTGAAGGAGTACTTAAGGTTGTTGCAGACGGAACACAGGAATCAGATACAACAATTCAGATCAGTAAGCTAACACCAGGGGTATCGTTTATTGGCATTGATAAGAACTATACAAAGCCTGCTGTTGGAGATTATATAACGGGAGCATGGACAGATGATGAAGATCATGTTCTGTGGGCTACAAATGGCGGTAATAAGCTTTCAATTGTTCCTGAAATCACACCAATTGAGGTTGATGGTGCAACTGTTGAGATTAAGGGCCTTAACCAGAAGACTGGCGAAACTGGAACGCTTGAAGTTAATCTTGCACAGCATACAGTTGAGTCTATCAAGCGCGCAATTGTTGGAAAGGAAGCAGACAGCTTAATTAAAGGATATACACAGATTGAAACTAAGTCATTGATTGAGTTATCAGATTACCTTGATAACATTGCGTTTGTCGGTACAATGACAGATGGTAAAGAAATTATTGCAATCTTAGAAAATGCAATCTGTTCTTCAGGCCTTGAACTTGATAACAAGAATAAGGAAACATCCGTATGCGCTACAACATTCAAGTCTACAGCAGATTTTAAGGGTGGCGTATTTGATAAGTTGCCTATTTACATTTTCTATCCTAATAAAGCAGCTGTTTAAGAGAGGAGATAAAACATGAGTGAAGTAACAACAACAGAAACAGTGAAAACCGAAACAGAGGTTATTGTAGAAAAGCCATATACATTGAGACCTATTGAAGCAGATGATCTTGATTATCTTGCAGGTATTATTGATAAGATTGGTATTGACAAGATTGCAGATTGCTTTGGTAAGAAAGAGATTAACAGGCTTGTTGAAGGAAAAGAGGTCAATAACGATTTAATCAAAGATGTTGGCATAGATGTTATGGTAAAGATTGCTGCAATTGTCGTAAAGAATTACAGGGTTGCTAAGAAGGATATCTATTCGCTTTTAGCATCTGTATCGGGTATGACAGTTGAGGAAGTTGCACATCTTAAGCTGCCTGTGTATGTACAGATGATTATTGACGTATTTAAGCAGGATGGATTCATTGATTCTTTCAGGGCTGCTTCTTCATTACTCGGATAGGCTATGTTGAGTTTATGGGTTTGCTGTACGAAAGGTATGCAAACCCTAATGAGCTTATTAACCGCATGCTTAAGACAGGCAGATTATATGATTTTGTAAAGCATGTTGTTAAACGGAAAAATGAAGAAGCTGAAAAGGAAGAAGATAATAAATTATGGTTAGCTTATCTTTCTAGCAATTCAAGTTTAACCTTTGCAGCATGGAAAAATGAGCTTGTCAATGGCTCACAGGTGGAGCAAAGACCACAGCAATATAATGGCATAAGTAATCTGTCTATGTCAGATGCAGAAGTTAAAACAGCTTATAACAATGCGAAAAGCATACTGAAAAATTTTAAATTCTAACTAATGTAAAGGCACCTATGAAGGTGCTTTTTTTATGCAAAAAAGAGAGGAGGTTTTACATTTGGAAGTATTTAAGCTGCTTGGAACTATAGCATTAACAGGTGTTGAAGAGACAAATAAAGATATAGATAAAACGAAGCAGAACGGCGAGAAGCTTGCTACTCAATTTAATAAGGCGGCAGATGAAGTTGCACAGTTTGGAATCAAGCTTGCTACAACAGTTGCTTCTGCAGCTACAGCAATTGGAACACTTGCTATTAAGTCGGCAGCAGCTTTTGAGACAAGCTTTGCAAAGGTTAGCACACTTCTTGATACTAATGCACTTGATGTTGAAGCATACAAAAAGAAGATAATGCAGGTTTCATCTGACATGAATGTTTCTACAGATGAATTATGTGAATCTATTTATCAGGCTATATCTGCAAGTGTAGATCAGGCAGATGCAATTGATTTTGCAACAAAAGCCATGAAGCTTGCTAAGGGTGGTTTCACAGATACAGCAACAGCAGTTGATATCATGACAACAGCAATTAATGCTTACGGAATGAGTGCTGCAGATGCAGAGAGTATATCTGATAAGTTGATAATGACACAGAATAAAGGTAAGACCACTGTTGGAGATTTGGCGGCTGCTATGGGTAGAGTTATTCCTGCCGCCAATACATTTGGTGTATCTTTAGATGAATTGTGCGGATACTATGCGACAATGACAGCCAATGGTATTGCTACAGCAGAAACAACAACGTACCTTAACAGTATGATTAAGGAGTTGGGAACTGGAAGTGATACATTATATACACAGCTTGAAAATGCTACAGAAAGTGTATTAGGCGAGAAAAAGAGCTTTCAGGAGCTTAGGGCAGAAGGCTATACCGTTCTTGATGTTATTGGCATCTTAGGACAATACAGCGAGCAGACAGGCGACAGTATTATTGGTATGTTTAGTTCTTCTGAAGGTGGTATGGCTGCACAGGTACTTGCTAATAACATTGAAGGTGTTACAAGAAACATAGATGCAATGAAGAACAGCGCAGGCGCTACAGAAGAAGCTTATAAGAAAATGGCTTCTACATCTGCTACGTCATTTAAGAAGATAAAAAATCAGATTGCTAATATGTTTACAGTACTCGGACAGAAGTTAATGCCTACCGTAGATAAGTTACTTAGTAAAGCAGAAAAAAACCTACCCAAGATACAGAAACAGGTAGATAAGCTACAGCCAACGATTGAGAAAGGGCTTAATAAGATAGAACCCGTCCTTGACTGGTTTATTGATACAGCTCTTCCAGGAGCTGTAAAAATACTTGGATTTTGCGTTGATAAATTTGAAGGTCTTACAATAGCAGTTGGATTCACGGTTGCTGCTTTGAAGGGAATGTCTGTTATTACAACAGTATCAACAGCACTTAAAACATCTACAACTGCAATGGAAGCATTTAATGCAGTTATGGCTGCTAATCCTGTTGGTTTAGTTGTTACTGCACTTGGGGCATTAGCAGTTGCAATTGGTGCTGCTGCTGTTGCATCAAAAACAGCTACAGATACAACAGCTGAAAGTGTAAAGAAAACACATGAAGAAACAGAGGCTATTCTTGAAAATAATAAGGCTTTAAGAGATCAGCAAAAAGCTATTGATGAAAAAGCGGAAGCCAGTTTGGTGGAAGTCGCTAACACTGAAAGATTATGGAAAGAATTACAGACTTTGTGTGATGAAGAAGGTAATGTCACGGATGCTAATAAGGCGCGGGCAGAATTTATTCTGAATGAGTTAAATGAAGCTTTAGGTACTGAATATACCATGACAGGCAACCAGATTGATAATTACAATGAGTTAACGGAATCTGTTTATAACACTATTGAATCTAAGAAAGCGGAAATTCTTTTGTCTGCAAAAGAAGAAAAGTATAAAAATGCATTGCTGGATCTGACAGAGCAAGAGGAGATTGCTTATAAGAAGAAAAGAGAACTTATTGAGCAGCAGAATGCTGTAAGTGAAAAAGAACTTGAATATGAGGAAGCAAAGAAGGCTGCTTCAGAAGTCAGTATTGATGCTACATATGCTGAAATGCAGGCAATAGATCAGAAGGTGGAAACGGCAAAAGCTGCATATGATGCAGAAGTTGAAAGATTACAAGATAAGCAGATAGCGTATGACGATACAAAAGATAAGATATTTGAATACTATGACGATATAAGCGCATATGAAAATGCTTCTACTTTGATTTTGCAGGGCAATGTAACAGAAGCCATTGATTATATGGATAAGTTAGGAAGGTCATATAAGTCGGCAGCAGATGTTGCAGGAGAGAGTGCAGAGAAGCAGAAAGAGGCTCTTGAACAGCAGAAGAATGATGCACAGGATTATTATGTACTTCTTAGAAGTTATTATAATTCTGCAACGGAAGAGCAAAAGAAGTCCATTGAAACAAGATTAGAAGATGCCAAGGAATATGCTAAAAAAACGGCAGAAGAATATGCAAAAGTGGGTTCATGTGCTGTATTAAGCTATGAATATGGTGTTGAAAGCAAGCGTGATTCTTTAATGGATAAAATGTCTGATTTATCAAAGCTTGCAGTCAAATCTGCAAAGGATGAATCGGATACATCATCTGTTGGTGAAAATATGGTTGATGGTATCAGCTCAGGTGTTGATAAAAAGTCAGGTTCGTTGTTTACAAAGATACGTTCATTGATAAAGAAGAGTATATTTGCAGCAAAGGATGAAGCAGATATACATTCGCCATCAAAGGCCTTTGCTAAAGAAGTTGGTGCATTTATTCCTCCAGGTATCGGAAACGGTGTTGAAGAAAACGAAGAGGACGCAATAGGACCTGTTGAAAACCTGATTGATAAAATGGTGGTATCAGGAAGCAACTCTGTTAATACAAATAATTACAGACATAATCCTGCACCGACAATCAATGCTTCTTTCAGTACTGCAGCCATTATAGACAAGCTTAATCAGCTTATGGATATGATTGCAAGCAGGGGAAATGACAAAATCTATTTGAATGGAGATGTTCTTGTTGGTGAATTAGCACCTGCAATGGATTCGGCACTTGGAGATATAAGCGCAGCAAGCAGGAGAGGACAATAATATGATTGGTATAACATTTGGTGGTTATCATTCCTATGATGATTTTAATTTAATATTAACAGAAAAAGAGATTGGAAGTGCTACGGTTAAGACCAATTATGTTGATGTTGATGGCGCACATGGAATGATTGATTATACAGAGTATTTTGGTGAATCTAAATATAAAAGCAGGACTTTGTCATTCAGTTTCAATACAATAGTGAATCAATCTGATTTTTTGGAACTGTATTCAAGCATATTGAATACGCTTCATGGAAAAAGAATGAAGATTGTGCTTGATGATGATCCAGAATATTATTATGTAGGAAGGCTGGATGTATCAGCTTTATCTAAAAATAAAAACATTGGTCAGATAAGTATTGAATGTACATGTGAACCGTGGAAGTACAAGGAGCTGCCGACAGTTGTAACACAGGCGGTTAATGGTTCAGTATCTATTACTCTTGTTAATTCAAGGAAAAGGGTAGTTCCTTCCATTACAACAACAGATTCAATGACAATAACATTTGGCGGTACATCAACAATTGTTAACGCAGGAACTTTTACAATCCCTACATTAGAGCTTGTAGAAGGCAATAATACTGTAACGGTAACAGGAACAGGCAATATCACCTTCACATATCAGGAAGGGGGCTTGTGATGAGAATAACCGCATTTAGTGATGATAAGCGGATATTAGATACATCATTGGAACAGCTTAAGCTTATCAATCCAAAGGTTAGTCAGGAGAATAACAAGGTGGGTTCCTTCACATTTACCATCTATCCTGACCATCCGTATTACAATTTCATAGAAAAAATGAAATCTATCATAACTGTGTATGAAGATGGAATAAAAGAGCCATTGTTCAGGGGCAGGGTTTATGATGAAAAAACAGGTTTCTATAATGAAAAGCAGGTTTCTTGTGAAGGGGAACTTGCTTTTTTATTGGATTCTATTCAAAGACCGTATTCCTTTCCTGCTGAAGGGCAAAGTGGAACACCTGCAGAGCTGTTTACACAGTATATTAATAACCATAATGCACAGGTAGATGAAGCAAGGCAGTTTAAGGTCGGCAATATAACCGTAACAGATCCGAATGATTACATAGTAAGGTCTAATAGCGACTATGTAAGTACATGGGATGAGTTAAATGCAAAGCTTATTGACCATCTTGGCGGTCATTTGTGGGTGCGCCATGAAGCAGATGGCAATTACATTGATTACCTTGCGGATTTTGAAGTGTTGAGTAATCAGGTGATAGAGTTTGGAAAGAATCTGCTTGATTTAGAAAAGAACATTAAGGCAGAAAACTTTGCAACAGCTCTTATTCCTCTTGGATATAAGCTTAAAGATGAGCAGGGCAATGAGACTGGTGAGAGATTAACAATCAAGGATGTTAATAACAATGTTGATTTTGTGTATAACGCAGAAGCCGTGGATAAGTATGGTTATATTTTTACAACCAACACTTGGGATGATGTAACACTTCCATCTAATCTTAAGACCAAAGGACAGGCATACATTGACAATATGGCACAGTTTACAGCTTCTATTTCGGTAAATGCTGCCGACCTGAATGGTGCAACCATAGATGGAGAGGTGGCAAATGTAAACAGTTTCAGGATTGGCAGATATGTCAAGGTAAACACAAAGCCACATTCTATTCAGAATCAGAATTTTATTGTAAAGCAGCTCACACGGGAATTGCTTAAACCTGAAAACACTAAGCTTACACTAGGAACAACATATAAGACATTAACGGATAAGCAGTTATCACAGATGGAGCAGCTTAATCAGTATGTTAAAACAGTCAGAAATGAAGTTACGAATATTAAGCTGAATAGTAAAAGCATTGATACAACAGATATAACGTATCAGGCAAGTACGTCTGGTGTAGATGTGCCGACAGGTGAATGGTCCGCGGATATTCCACAAACATTACCAGGGCAGTATTTATGGACCCGAACAATTATAACATACACAGATAAAACGACATCTACCAGTTATTCTATAAGCAGAATAGGGGAAGATGGACTGGCAGGACAGCCAGGTAAAGACGGAAAAGGTATCAGCTCAACAACGGTTACATATCAGGCATCTTCAAGCGGAACTGTTATTCCCTCAGGAACATGGCTAACAACAATACCCGTTGTAAGTGCTGGGCAATATCTGTGGACGAGAACAGAAACAATCTATACAGATAATACTTCAAGTGTTGCTTATTGTGTCGGTATGATAGGAGAGCGCGGAAAGGACGCAGCAATCCAAAGCGACACTGAGCCAGGGGATAAAACCTATATGTGGTTAGATACATCTGTAAATCCACCAACTTTAAAGCGGTGGAATGGTTCAGCATGGGTTGTAGTTAATGATATGTCGAGTACAATCACACAGCTTGAACAGCGTTTTACAGCAGATATAAGTACATCTGAAAAAAGCTTAAAGCAGACAATGTCAGAAAACTATTACGCTAAAGATGCAACAGATAATCTTGTGGGTGCTATAAGTTCCTCTCTGGAACATACAGCAAAAGGATTTGAGATGCAATTTAATAATCTTACTAAGAATATTGATGATGTATCTAACAATGCTGATACAAGATTTCGTGAGATTAGCAAGTACATAAGGTTTGTTGATGGCAATATTGTATTGGGAGAAGCAGGCAGTGAACTTACACTGAAAATTGCAAATGACAGAATATCATTTTTTCAGAACAATACAGAAGTTGCATATTTTAGCAATAGAAAGCTGTACATAACAGATGGCGAATATACGAACAGCTTGCAGCTTGGCAAATTTGCTTTTATGCCTAGAACCAATGGCAATCTAACATTCAAAAAAATAATTGATTAAAGCACTTCATAGCTTCCCATAAAAATACCTCCAAAGTAGATTTTGGTTATTTACCTTGTCTACTTCAGAGGTATCATATCAAGCTTTGAGGTGCTTTTTTAATATCAAAATTTAAAGAAAGGGAAGGGCATGAATGAAGCTATTATAACAGCACTTGTTACATTAGTTGTTTGCTTGGTGAATAACTATGTAATGCACAACAAAACAATAGCATTGATTGATTATAAGCTGTCTGAATTAACAAAACGTGTTGATAAGCATAACAATGTTATTGAAAGAACATTTAAGCTTGAAGAAATGACCGCACTTCAGGAAGAAAAAATCAAGGTCGCAAACCATAGAATTGAAGATTTAGAGAAGAAAGGGTAAGTGTGTTAAGCTATGGATTTATCAAACTATGTAACAGTATTACCAATTGTTGTTATCTGCTATTTAGTAGGAATAGGCTGTAAAGCTTGGAGCAAGACTCCTGATAAGCTTATTCCAGTTACTGTTGGTGTTATTGGTGGAATAATTGCAATTCCTGCAATGTATATCATGCCTGATTTCCCTGCAACAGATATTATTACTGCCATCAGCATTGGCATTATGTCAGGTCTTGCTAGTACTGGTGTAAATCAGATTTATAAGCAGATTAAAGATAATTAATACTTAAGTAACACAAAATTGATACTTATTATTTTTAAGGAAGGTGTAACAGCCTTCCTTTTTTGAATCTAAATATTATAAAGAAAGAAGGATTTAATTATGAGAAAAGGAATAGATATAAGTAGCCATCAGGGGGATATTAATTTTGATTATATTAAGGATAATTATGATTTTGTAATTATTCGCTGTGGATATGGAAGTGATTTAAGCGCAGATGATAGCGAGTGCAGCCAGTGTGACACAATGGCTCAGACATATATAAATGAGTGCGAAGCTAGAAATATACCTTATGCACTGTATTTATACCAGTATGCAGCTGATAACGAGCAGTCGAGAAGTGAAGCAGCTCATGTCAGAGAGTGGTATAACAAGAGCAATCCTATAGGAGTATTTCTTGATATAGAGGATGCTGACGGATATAAGGAAAGACATGGCATTGATTATTATAGTACACAGGCTTTGGCTATTACTTGGCTTGACGAACTGGCAGATATTAAGGCTAAAGGAATCTATGCTAGTCATAGCTGGCTTAATACTTATATGAATGTAGATGAGCTTATTGAACATGGTGCACTTATATGGGAAGCTCACTGGAATGATGATGGAGAAATCTGTGATGATAAATTTGCTATGTCTCAGGAATCAAGTGACCATCATCTTGATGATGGAACAAGAGTCGATTACGACATTATGCGAGATGAAGTATATAATCAGCTTGTTGGTGTTTCAGATATAAGTAATGAGGATGAATCAATAGAATCAGATGATCAGACAAGCCAGGAGCTTGACGAAGATGTAATTGATGCAATTTATCGCGGAGAATATGGTAATGGTGATGAGCGTAGAGAGAAACTGGAAGCTGCAGGATACAATTATGCAGACTATCAGGCGGCCATGGAAGCTAAATATTATTCTTCTAAAGATGATACACCAGCAGGAAATGAGGAAGAGCCGGCAGAGGGAACACCGCAGGAGAAAGAAGAGAGTGTGGCAGTTGTAGAATTAGGAGGAAGTTTCTGCCAGATTGCAAGAGATTATCTTGGAGATGAAGGCAGGGCACAGGAATTAGCAGAATATAATAATATGACACTTGATACAATGCTTTATGCAGGCATGGAATTAAGACTTCCCAACTAATTACTCACTTACAACAGTGTATATCATACTGGATTGCACATATAACAGCATTGTGATAACATATATAAATAGGTAGAAAGACAGTCAAAATGTGTACAATGAAACAGTGTACACATTTTGTACACAATATGGATTAAATAATGTTGATTTAGAATAAATCAGAATAATCTAATATAAATATGTAAAGTCCTTAAACCCGCATAAATGCTGATAAAAACAGCATGATAATAAACATAAATAAATTGTAAAAATTTGATTTCAAAGTTGGGTAATAACCCTATGGTTGGTGCTACTGTAGCTGTAGCTGTTTCTATTGAGGA